TAAAACATTAAAAAATGCTAACCAGGTTGAAAATGCCATCAACATGATAGAGAGTAGACCACCTGTTCAACAAGGTATTAGATCCACGGGTCCTGCAAAAATATTTGATATGGAAGGTAAAGAAATACCAAAAGGATCTAAGATTATGGGTGGCAAAGCAGTTAAAGAAACAGAAGCAGAGATGGCTGCAAGAATGAGAGATGAAAACAAAGAGGCTATTAAAAGATTTAAACAGAAAATGGAGAAAGATAGAGACTTTTCTATACTTGATCCAGAAGACATGGCACAAGGTGGCCGTGCAGGGTTTGATAACGGTGGAGCACCAAGTATAAAATATGATTTTGATCGTGAAGGACCAGGACCTTTTGGACCTCCTTTTGAAACAGACGATCCAAAAGAAGCTGCTAGAGAAATTATTAGAAGATTAATACGGGTAGAAGGAGCTCAAATTCCATTAACAAAAAAAGGATCACTAGGGATCGCTATACCAAGTGTAAATAAAGCAGGTATAGGTGGATTGTTAAATTTATTAGGTGGTGAGTTAGGCTTTGGTGCAAAGAAAGATTTTAGCACAGGTGCTAAAGATTTTGGATTTAAATTTAGAAAAGAATTTGGAGGTGGAAAAAATAAAAGGGCAAATAGAAAAGAAGGTGGTAGCATGACTAGAAGGACTTTCTTAAAAATTTTAGGTGGCCTTGCATCTATACCTATCGTTGGTAAAATTTTAAAACCAGTTAAGATTGGTAAAACAGTTTCTAAAGTTCCAGTAATTAAAACAGCCCCTGTTGAAGGTAAACCAGAATGGTTTGATTCACTAGTTAACAAAGTTATTGTTGAAGGTGATGATGTCACTAAAAGATTTGCAACAGCTGATAGACAATCTATTCACCAGAAAACACTCGATGATGGTTCAGTGGTCCGAGTTACAGAAGATATAGATCAAGGTGCTGTAAGAGTTGAATATGAAAGTTCAGAAAACGTATTCGGTGATCCAGTGCAGATGGAATACAAAAGACCATTACCTGATGAAGCAACACCAGATCCAAGAGCAGAATTTACTACAGCAGAATCAGGTCCAGTTGGAAGAGCATCAGGTCCTGAAGATTATGATATAGAAATAGATGAAGTGGGTGGTACAAGTATTAGAGATTTAGATTCTGATGTTTCAAAACTAAAAGAATATGCAACAGGTAAAAAACCTACAATCAAAGAAATGATGCAAAACAAAAGAAGAAAAGATAAGGCTGCAGCTATATCAGAAGATTCACAAGCACAAACAGAGGCAGTGGTTAGAAGACAAGGTGATTATACTGACGATGATTTTTCACCTGACTTTGCATCAGGTGGTATCGCTGGCATGTTAGGAGAATAATGAAACCTTTTAAATTTGGACAGCTGATGAAGCATCTGGTTCGTGCTAAACAAAAAAAGCCAGATCTTCCAGAAGTATTTCGTGCAAGTGATGCACCAATACCTGAAGAGACTTTAACTAGAGACATGTTTAAAGAAGCTCAAGAAAGATTTAAAAATGCAAAAGCAGGTGGTGGTATGTTAGTACAACCAAGTGCTGATGGATCGAGACCTGGGTACGCTAAAGATGAAAGAGGCTTTGGTTCTGAAAAAGGAGCTAGATTTAAATCGCCTAGTAAAAATCAACTTACTCAAGCTGAATTAATTACTTTATTAGAAAAAGAACTTGGACCTGAGTATAAATTTAAAAGAGGTTCTCTTTCTGGTGATCCTAAATCATCCGTAAAAGGAGGACAAAGAGCAAATTATTTACAAAATATGTTAAAAGATTTATTAGATAGAAAAGCTATTGCCACTAGAGGAGAACAAGTTAGATTTCTTTTTAACAAACCAAACGCACAACAATTAGATTTTATAAAAACTTTTATAGATTCTCCTTTTTTATCCCAACAAACAGTTAGAAATATGGAAATATTAGATAAAAAATTTGGTAAAAAATTATCTAAAGCATCTGGTAAAAAATTTTTTATGAAAGAATTAACAATTGATATGGCTAGAAAAACATTAGAAGACGCGGGTGTAAAAGATGTCACCACATCAAAACTAGCCAGAGCTATGACACGTTTAGCACAACAATACCAAGGTAGACTTTTTAGAAATCAACCAAATATTAAAATAAATAAAAAAGCAGGAAATTTTATTTTTAAATCTTTTAACGAGTTAGATCAATATCACCCATGGAGACAAGGATCTTATGAAGCTGTTTTAGATGATATAGACGCTGCTTTGGGGAAAAAAGTAGGAAAAATTTCTGCGTTTAAAACAAAATTTAAAGAAAAAATGCAAATTAGATATCCTGATAGAAAATTTAATTTTAACGAAATTTTTAGTATTTCTACATCTGCTAATAGAGGATCTTATCCTTACGCTTACTTTGTAGATTTAACAGAGGATGCTATGAACAAAGGTGCTTTAAGTTCTTTACAAGGTAAAGCTTCTATTGCTGAAGGTAAAATACAAAACAATATTACTAAATATAGAAGAACAGGAAATATAAAATTTTATAATGAGGCGGTTAGAGTTGCTGATGTTTATAATAATACTACAAGACAAAATTTTTTAGATTCTAAAAAAGTTTTAGATTATGAAAGAAAATATGGAATTAAACCTAATGCATATAAAATAGAAATAGGAAGTCAAAGACAAGTTTCTGATAAGTTAAATTTTGCTAAAAATTTTTATAAAAATTCAGATTTAAATAAATGGAAAAATATGGGAATTGATATAGATGCACATAGTGGTCAAAAAGGTTATGTAAAAGCTTTTGACACTAAAACATTACCAAAAAATATAGTAACTGCTCCAGAATTATTTACAAAAGAAAGTGTTTTAAGAGAAACAAAAATTATAGATGATAAAAAATTAAATGAGTTTTTTAATAAAAATAAAAAACTTATAGCAGTATTAGGTGGTGGTAATTGTGGTAGAATAGCAAATTACCAAGGTGGTAGAGTTGGTTTGCAAGATGGAACTCCAAGTATTGATGTTTGTTATGATAGAGCAACAAAAAGAATTAACTCTGGTTTTAAAAACGCAACTCCTGCAGAAGCTAGAAATTATACTAAACTTTTAAACACTATTAAAAGTTCTGCTGTAATAGGAAAAAATCTTTTAAAGTTTGGCATTGTGCCAGAGGCTTTATTTGTTGGTGCAGACAGTTTAATTAGAGTGGGTTTTGGTGATACATTTAAAGAAGCTGGCTTACGAGCAGCTGATTTTTTTATACCAGATGATCAGACAAGAGATGCAGATGTTTTAAAAGCACAGAGAACACTTGGAAACGCAGCTGCAACGAACGTGGGTAAAGTATTAGATTATAGAAATCAAATAGCAAAGATAGACAGTTTAGAATCACAAAAACAAAATCTTAAAAATTTATCTGATGTTGGTGAGTTTGATTATATTGGTGATTTAAGTCAAGATGTTAAAAATATAGACACAAGACTTAATCAAGCAAAAAACAATTTACAAAATAAATTTATGGTTTCAGAGGCAGAAACTGTTGCAGGAGAAAAAGCATTAGAAGAATCTTATGATATATCTAAAGCTAAATCACCACTTGCAAGATTACAATTATTTGCGAGAAACATAGAGGGAGTTCAAGATGACCCATTTTTAAGTGATGTGACATCTCCAGAAAAAACACAAATGGATTTAAATTTAAATATGCTTCCAAAATTACGAACAAATATTATGCAATTTAAAACTTCAGACGCAATAAATTTAGCACAACAACTTAGAGCACAAGGTCAAGATGTGTCTGCAAAAGATGTATTAGCTTATAGAGATCAATTAAAAGAAATGCCTTTAATGGACGCTGCTAATCAATTTGGAAGAGAGCAAGTATTCGGCACACAAGGCACTTTTTTTGGTCAACCACTAGCAGGAGGTGGTATAGCTAAACTAGCTGGTGTAGATTCAGGACCCCCACCAGCATCTGGCCCTAACTCACAAGGGTTGCAAGGTCTTATGAAACGTGTTAAGAACTTATAGGAGTATAAATGGCAGACATAGAAAAAGGACTCCCGAACACAAAAACAAAACTTGATATTCCTTCAGAGGAGGAGTTAAAAGAAGTTGCTGTTCAGGAACTAGAAGTACAAGAAGAAAAAAAACCAGTAGAAGTTATACCTGAAGAAGATGGTGGTGTAACATTAGACTTTGAACCGGGAGCGATTAACGTACCTGGAACAGAAGCTCATTTTGATAACCTAGCAGATATTTTACCAGATGATGTTTTAGAACCCATCGGTAACGAGATGGTGCAAAACTATATGGATTATAAATCTTCTAGAAAAGATTGGGAGAGAGGATACACAGAGGGGCTTGACTTACTAGGATTTAAATACGAAAACAGAACAGAACCATTTCAAGGAGCGTCTGGTGCAACACACCCTGTTCTTGCAGAAGCGGTTACACAGTTTCAAGCACAAGCTTACAAAGAATTATTACCAGCAGACGGACCAGTTAGAACACAAGTTATAGGTGTAAAAAATCCACAAACAGAACAACAAGCATCTCGTGTAAAAGATTTCATGAACTATTTAATTATGGATGAAATGAAAGAGTATGAAGCAGAGTTTGATTCTATGTTATTTCATTTACCACTTGCAGGATCTACATTTAAAAAAGTTTATTATGATGTGCCACTTGGAAGAGCGGTATCAAAGTTTGTACCTGCAGATGAATTAATTGTTCCATATACTGCAACTAGTATTGAAGATGCAGAGGCTGTAATACATACAATCAAAATATCTGAAAACGAATTAAGAAAACAACAAGTATCTGGTTTCTATAGAGATGTAGAATTAGGACCACCAGGTAATGTTGAAAAAAATGATTTAGAAAAAAAAGAACGTGAATTAGATGGCACAAAAAAATCTGGTAAAAATGAACCAGTTTACACTTTGTTAGAGTGCCATGTAAATTTAGATTTAGAAGGTTTCGAAGAAGTTGGTGCCGATAATTTGCCAACAGGAATAAAATTACCTTACATCGTAACTGTTGAAGAAGGTAGCCGAGTAGTACTCTCCATACGGAGAAACTATGCGCCCAATGATCTAAAGAAAAATAAGATCCAATATTTCGTCCACTTCAAATTTCTGCCAGGACTAGGATTTTATGGCTTTGGACTCATTCATATGATTGGCGGATTGAGCCGTACCGCAACGGCGGCTCTCCGTCAATTATTAGACGCAGGAACATTATCAAACTTACCTGCAGGATTTAAACAAAGAGGT